ATTGGGTCTCTTTATCTTGAAGAATCTGATAGTGGAAGTTTTGTTGTAACATATACCGCAGTATCTAATAGAGATGATGGATGGGAACCAGTTGGTTCACAAAACACGGATAGAATTGGTTTTTTATATAGACAAATTATTAATTATTCTTATTTGGCTGGTGGTTATAAAGATGCATCTCCTTGGAAAAATGTTCATAGAACAACAAATGCAACGGATCAAACTGTTCACTTAGGAGAATTGATGGATTATCCAGCATCATATACATCTGGTCATTGTAGTAAAACTATTTTATTTGTTTGGTCAACAAACACAGATGGTGCCTGGAAATCCGCAACACAAATACATTCAACTTGGACAACGGGAGTAAACATGGTAAATGAAACGGCTTATGCTCACCAATCTAAATGGGATTTAGCAAATGCAAGAGATGACTTAGGAACTTTATTTCAAGAAACAGAATTTGCTTGGGTATTTGGGGGAGGTGTTGCAACTGTTGAAAAATTCAATTCAACCAACGAAGTTATGTATAGTGTTTATTACCCTAATATGGCACCATATCTAACATTAAAAACATCTATCACCAGTTCATTAGGTTGTTCTGGGTTTTCTGATGAAAATTATGGTTATGGTTATGGATCGGAAAGTGGTAACAAACTATTCTTTGCAACTGATACCTTCACTAATAATCAACAATGGGGGGCCAGTGGGCAACAAAAGGGAATTAGTTCCAAGTGGGGTAAAGGATATGCGGGAAATGAAGGTAATTATAATGGTGGTTATAACTTAAGAAGATGGAATGTGTTTAATGAAACAAATATTGGTAATGTGGCAAAACCACATGGAAACTGTGGTGAAGAAAATTTCACCATGGGCCAAGATCATCAATATATGTTAGGAAATTATGATGGTTTACAAAATAACACAAGCTGGAAATTTATTTATGCTACCGATACTGGAACTGTTAACCCATCTGGATTAGCACCGGGTGTTAACGGAGGAACATCATCAGGACATTGTGGATGGAGAAATTAAAAAAACTATTTATAGGATATGCGTCATGACAATATAGAAATTAGTGGTTCATTAAGAGTTCAGGGGGTATCAAAACCACCTAGAGGTTCGAGAGCAAACAGACCGGGAAGTCCTGTTACAGGATCACTATATCTTGAAGAAGCGGCAAGTGGTAGTTTTTTAATGGTTTATACCGGTTTAAATAATGGGGATAATGGGTGGGTTAGAGTTTCTTCCCAAGTTAACTCAAATGTTGGTTTTAAATTTAGACAAATAATTAGTGTTTCCTATTTAGCTGGTGGTTACAAAAACTCATCACCATGGAAGAATGTTCATAAAACAATTAATTCTACTGATCAAACAACACATATTGGTGAACTATTAGATTACGCTGCATCATATACTTCGGGGGCTTGTAGTAAATATATCTTTTTTGTTTGGTCCGTTAATGAAGATAATGCATTTAAAGGACCAAGTGATGTTAATGGTGTTAGAACATCAGCAATTAATATGGCAAATGATACCAAATATACACACCAAACTAAGTTTAACATAACAACCGCAAGGAGCGATGTTGCTACTATGCATAAAGAAACAGAATTTGCATACATGTTTTCCGCTGGTAGTTCTATTGTTGACAAATTTGATTTAAGTAATGAAACAATTATGACTGGGTTCAATTTAACAACAATAAATGGTAGTGATGGTGGTAGTGCATTTTCTGATGAAAACTTTGGATACGGTTGGACATCTAGCGAAGGTATCAAGTTTAGTTTTGCGTCTGAAACATTTTCATCATCTGTTCATTGGTCAGCACACGCGCAACAAAAGGGGATTAGCTCAAAAGTTGGTAAAGGATATGCGGGAAATGAAGGGTCATATAGTGGCGGATATAACTTAAGAAGATGGAGCAATGCCAGCGACACTAATATTGGTAATGTGGCAAAACCACATCCAAACTGTGGAGAAGAAAATTTCACAATGGGTCAGGATCATCAATATATGTTAGGTAATTATGATGGCGCACAAAATAATACAAGTTGGAAATTCAGCTACACAACGGATACAGGAACCACCAGCGTAAGTGGATTAGCACCCGGCGTTAATGGTGGAACATCTTCTGGACATTGTGGTTGGAGAGCATAAATTATAAATAAAATGTTATACGAGAATTTAGAAGTTAGTGGAAGCTTAGCATCAGATAGGGTTGTTAATAGACCACCAAGAGGCACTAGAGCAAATAGACCATCAAGTCCTCGTTCAGGTTCATTATACCTTGAAACATCAAGTAGTGGAAGTAGTTATTTGATGTTGTATACTGGTGTATCAAACATTGATGACGGTTGGGAAAGAATCGCTGCACAAGAAACACAACCTACCGCATTTAGATATAGACAAGTAATTAATTATTCTTATTTAGCTGGTGGTTACAAAGACTCATCACCTTGGAGAAATGTTCACAAAACAGTTAATCTTATTGATCAAACAACACACATTGGTGAACTATTAGATTACCCAATTTCATATACATCCGGAGCGTGTAGTAAATCGATACTTTTTCTTTGGTCTGTAAATGATGACGGGGCGTGGAAAAGTGCCGGAACAATACATGGAACGAGAACAGCTGCTATCAATATGATTACGGACACAAATTACGCACACCAAACAAAATTCAACACTGGTATTGCTAGAAGTGATCTTGGAACTATGCAAAAAGAAACTGAGATAGCATATTTGTTTTCTGGCGGATCAACAACGATTGAAAAATTTAATTTATCGAACGAAAGCTATGTAAGTGGATTTGGGGTTTCATCAATTAGTGGCGACGATGGTGCTGGAGCATTTTTTGATGAAAGTTTTGGTTACGCTTGGACATCATCTGCTGGTATTAAATTTAATTTTTCCAATGAAACACCTAGTTCATCTAGTCAATGGGGTAACCATTCACAACAAAAGGGGATTAGCTCAAAAGTTGGTAAGGGGTATGCTGGAAATGAGGGAAGTTATAATGGTGGTTATAATTTAAGAAGATGGAGCAATTCTAATGATACTAATATCGGGAATGTTTCAAAACCACATCCAAACTGTGGGGAAGAAAACTTTACATTAGGTCAAGATTGGCAATATATGTTAGGAAATTATGATGGGGCACAGAACAATGTTAGTTGGAAGTTTTGGTATGCAACGGATGTTGGCTCAACTAGTATTACCGGATTAAACCCTGGTGTTAATGCAGGAACGTCTTCTGGCCATTGTGGTTGGAGACAATAGTTGATAATTCAAAAAAAATTACTTATATTATAACAAAACAATTTATTTATGGAAGGTTACAAATATGACAGAGAACAAAATTTAAACAACCCGTTTGATGAAAAACTAATGAAGATTTCTGAAAGTATGTCTTTTGCACTACCAAAGTACAAAGCGTATAATTTCGTAGGCGGTGCACAAATAACGTCATATGCTAAATTAAAACAGTGGTTATTAGAATTAAGAGGTAGAGAAGATGCTGTTGAACATCTCGAGTATACAGTAAGAAAAGCTGAACTTGAAATCGAAATGGATAAGGAAAGTAAAGAGTTTATTACCGACTCTAAAAGAAAAGAGATGATCGATCTAACAGTTGCTGATAAACTTATTGATTTAAGAAAGTTTAAAAGAAACTTAAGAGATGCTTACAGAGAAAGACAAGGCTTTATAGAATTAATTAAAGAGTTTTTAGAGACCGAAGAAGCTGTTCTTCCAGATGGAACTAAATTGATTGATGTATTTGGTAATCCAGAATTAGAAGAAAAATATGAACATGAATATTGGACAGTTCGTATGGCTAAACAAGCAATGTTGGATATGATTTCATATGGTAGAATTGGGACTGGTAATTTAGATTCAATTTTAATGATGGACCCTGAACAACAAAAACAAGTTTTAACACTTGCATCAGCATACACAATATCTATTGATAGAAATATTAATCACTTGATGACACAAGCAACAACAAATAATTTCTCAATTGAAGAATCATTAAAAAACCAATTGAAGTTAGATAACTCAAATAAGATTGAAACAGAAAAACTATTATAATGACACATATAATTTTTAAACTACAAGGTAACGTTCCAGGATATATTCAGGTTGTTGGTATGTATTTAAATTACAACTATGGTAGAATTGCGGATGAGTACAATGATATGAGGGTTGAACTTAATAAACTTGGGGCAGCAATTATTCCACCAGAAGTTGCTAGAGGATTTGTATTTGCTGACATCTATAAAGATTATATTAGTGTTAGAACTAATTCTCATATCATGGATGAGATTCCTCAATTAGCGGAATCTGGAGAAACGGATGAACAAAAAGTAAAACACTTTTTAACTGATGAGGACAAAGCTGCTGGTGTTGCATTTAACAAGGCTGTTATGAGAAAACTTGTTGCTGATAGATTCTCTGAAAGATATAAAGAATTAATGGTGGATGCATCTATCTTAGAAAAAGATACATGGGAAGAACAAAAGAGAGAGGCGTTTGGTTGGACGGCAGATAGTGATTATCAAACACCGATCATCGATGTATTATCAACAGGTAGAGGAATTGATAAAGCAACATTTGTTCAAAAAATTATCAATAACGTAACTGATTATAATACCAAGTTAGCTAACTTGTTATTAGAACAACAATTATTGGAAGAAAGAATTAAAGATTGTCAAAATATCGCAGATTGCCACAGATTGAAACATGAAAAGTTTGGTGTGGCAATGAGTAAACAACAAAAAGAGGATGAAAACGTTTCAACAACACCTCTTACATTGAGAATGGACTTCTAAAAAAAAATTTAATGAATTTAGCAATTAATGGGACATGTGCTAAAGGTTGTTCATTTTGTTTCACTAAAGAAGATGCAAGATTAAACCATACATTAGGCGACATGTCATTAGAAATGGTTGATAAGATTATCAACCATTATCATTTAGATACACCGCAAGAGGAAATAACAATCCTTGGTGGTGAACCAACACAACATCCTAATTTTATTGGTATTCTGGATTATATTTTTTCAAAGAATATAAAGGTAAATTTAGTTAGTAATTTCTTATTCAGTAAAACAACAAGGGATTATCTAATAGAAAATATCAAGAATATTCGATGGGTGTTCCCCAATGCAGCAGAACTTAATGAAAAAAATAGAATAGTTTTATTTAAAAAGAACTATTTGGAAATTTACAAGGCTTATGCTAATACCTGGGGGTTTGATACTAACCCAAGGCTTTATTTAGCTGTAACGATGTCTAAAGACTGGAAGGATAGAAACTTCTACGAATACATCAAATGGTTATACCACGAGCTAGATGGTAAAATAAATGCAATTAGGGTCGGTTTAGACCTTACAGGGACTTATCTTATCAATAATAAGGAAATGGGTGCGGAGATCACTAAGATCCTTAAATTCGGCTTATATAACGGTATTAAGATTACTTCAGATTGTCAAGTTCCACCTTGTTTATGGGAAGGGAAGACAAAGAAAGCTGTTTTAGAGAATTCTTTGAATTTTGCTACCTTTAAGATCCCCGAATATGATACCATATGTGGATTTATGCCATTGGACGTTTTCCCAGACGGAAGTTCAATTCATTGTTATCCACTACAGGATAAAGTAAAGATTGATAATGTTTTGGAAATATCAGCTAAAAGTGGTATATTAGATTTAAGGGACGAGTTTGATAAACTTTATATTGCAAATCATAAAAATTATACCGTACCACAAGACTGTTTAGATTGTGTCTTTTATAAGAGCGATTGTAATGGTATATGTGGTGGATGTCTAGAAGGTAACAAATAATGAAAAAAATATTCTCAATACCACTTAATCCGATGATGTCGGAAGATATGTTTATGAATAAATTTTATCCATTCTTAGAAAGAAATAAGGAATGGATATATGACATTTATTTTACCTGTAGAGTTCCACCATTTACTCAAGATGCAATGGGCGCTGTGTTCAGAGATGAAGACAGAGATATTGTTTTTGAAAATGCAATGATCATTCAACAAGCATTGGGTATTAAAATAAGTGCAACATTTAATAATGTTAATGTTTCCCCTAGATATGACAACTACAAATTGTTTGTTGATAATTTAAAACCTTTATATGAAAAAGGTTTAAGGTGTATCACCATCCCACACGGTCATTGGGTGGCGATGGGTTTAAAGAAACACTTTCCTGAAATGGAAATTAAAAATACCATTTTAAGAAAAGTTGCAACCGGACAAGACTTCTGGTATAATGCTGATCAAGGATTTGATTACATTAATCTTGATAGGATTTTAATGAGAGATGTTGAAGAATTAAAAAACATCAAGAGAGCACAATTAAAATATTACGAAGAGAAAGGTAGATATGTAAAACTATCATTACTAGTTAATGAAGGATGTTTAGGTAGATGCCCAGTTATGGATGAACATTATTCATATAACAATCTTAGAACCAATAATGAATTACCATATTTTCATCATGAGATATCTAAAGTAACTTGTGAACATAAATGGGAGAAAGATATTAATGCGTTCTTCTTTAAAACCGGTACCATTCCTCCATTCAAAGAAGAGTTTGATGAGTTCTTAGAATACATTGATGTTTTCAAAATGCATGGTAGAGATAGTTTTAATCGATTAGATGAAACGATGGAGATTGTTGATTCATATGCTGCAGATAAAAATGTCTTATCTAAAACATCTGAAATATATTTGGATGGTATACCACACGAAGAACTTAAGGGTTGGAGAAATAAAATAAAGAAATGTAAATTCCAATGCTGGGATTGTAATTACTGTGATATTGTTGCGGATCATAAGAAAAAATCATATGGACTTAATTAAACATATAGACGATTCAATTGAATGGGGTAAACTTGAAGTATCAAAATTAACTCAAGACATTTTAGATATTCATGGAATCACAAGCAATAAGGTTAAATGTTTTTTAAATAACATTTGCAATATTGATGGTGCAACATATCTAGAGATAGGTGTGTTTCGTGGTGCAACATTTTGTTCAGCAATTTATGGTAACGATATCTATGCAATAGGTATTGATAACTTTATGTCACCCAACTTAACACCAAAAGGTGTGAGTCAAAAAATGGGGAATTATTATAAACATAACATTGACGTGCTACCACAAGAAGAGTTCTTATCTAACGTGAAAAAGTTTGGTGATGTAGATAAGATATCTGTATATAAAACTGATTATCAGCTATTTGATTTCAAAACTTTATCCAATCCAGATATTATTTTTTATGATGGTGAAACTAAATTTCATGATCAATACATCGCGTTAAAGAATATCCTACCAATTATATCAAATGAAACAATTATAATCATGGACGATTGGAATTGGGATAGTGGTGCGTTTGAAAAGTTTGTTGACGAAAACAATTTGTCGATTTTACATTCAAGACAATTATATACTTCCGGTGAAGATTCCAGTGATTTTTGGAATGGTTTAGGTATATTTTTAGTAAGTAAATAACTTCTTTTTACGCGTTTTTTTGTTTATATTAGAGTTAATAATAAACTTTTCTTAAACAAAAAAACAAATGAGAAAAACAATCAAAATGCTATCGCTAATGTTAGCATTATTGTTTACTACTACTATGTCATTTGGACAACAAAGTAGCGGTACAATTCAAAAAGACACAGCTTCAATAGAATTGAAAGAAGTTGTTGTTGTTGGGGGCACCAACTATCAGGTGCAACAAGTAATAAAAAACCCGAAAGTATACTTGAACTCTGCACGAATTCAGGAAACAAGTCCAGGACAACTAAGTCCATATGTTGGGGCGTTTACTGGTAATCAAGTTGACCAATCAATTAATGGTATTAGGGTTAATAACGGTTTGTTTAGAACCGGACCAAACCAATATTTTGGATGGGTTCCACTAGAATTCACAAAGTTAATTTCTATTACAGATGGTGGTAATATTGGTGGAACAATCGAAAGAAAGGTTGGTGTTCAATCATCACATGTTGGATTAAATTATGTGGGTGGTACGGATGGATTTAGCCAATCAGCATCTTATAAGGGTAAGAAATTTGGTATTGGGTTTAACAACATTGACTATGGTAATGTGATATCTCCTGATAGTACATTTCAACACAGTGCTTACAATCAAAAAGCATTGGTGTCTGAAGCGAACTGGTCTTCAACACAAAAAACAACTTTAATTTTTTCACAATCAAATGATTTAGAAAGAACAGATAGATGGAATGGTGGCTTCAGAAGCTCTGGTTATCAAAGACCGGCGGTTTATACATGGGAACTACAAAGATATTTGTTTGTTAATCATGAGATGAATTTAAACAGACTACGTGTGAACCTTGCGTATCAAAACAGTGCAGAAGATATTTTAGATGGGACAAAAAAAGTTGCTAGTCGCCTAGACGCATATACCGCAAATCTTGAATATCAATTACCACATTCATTTAGTATATATTCAACAAACACAAT